GACGTAGATGTTCTAATAGCACCATTAATATCAAGTTCATAATCAACAGTATCAAGGAAAGCAGTAGCAGTAGCACCAGAACCACCACCTTCAGAAATAGTAACAATTGGAGCAGTGGTGTATCCACTACCAGGATTATTAACAGCAATTGTAGTTACTTTGCCATTAAAAGTAAATGCGGAAGCAAGAGCTTGTATACCACCAGCAACATTAGGAGGTCCGATAGTTACTGTTGGGTTTACAGTAAATCCACTACCTGCAGTGTCGAGAACGATATTATTAACTCTTTGCCCAGTTCGGTTAATACCGACACGGGGTAATTGCGTAGTAGAGTCTAACTCAGTTCGCAAGACTTCTTTTTCGTCTGCTCCTGTGCCAACTCTAATCGTGGCTTCATTATCACCGATAAGTTTAGGATTTACGCCCCTAATCTTTTCTTTATCGGAATTAATATGAAAACTCATGGTGTTCCCGTGCTTTTGACTTTTTTCCTATTCTATATTTAGCATCAAGCCCATGCAATACTGATAACTTCTGTGGATGAAACCCACTTAATAGTTGCAGTTGTACCAGCTCTTACTGTGTTATAGCTAAAAACGTTTGTTCCACCAGTAGGTTCAATCCCCCAAGTTTCACCTGTAGGGATATCATCTTTAATTACTGTTTGGAAACTAGACATAATATTTACATTTCCTGATCCATCACACGAGACAGCAGTCTCAAATTTGACAGCATATACAGTTCCTGAATCATTAACTGCAATGATGTTTCCTGTGACAAAATTTAGAGTAGAATTTGCAATAGGAATTTTTGTTCCTAATCCATCCAAGTCAAGAGTAGAGGTGTTAAGACCTCGTAAAATATAACGAGTTTGTGAACTATCTGTGAAATGCCTGTTCTTTACTTCTAGAGTATTAAAATCTTTTGCATTTCTTTCTTCATCAACAATAACAGTTTTGCCGATAGCAAATCCACCTTTAGAATCAAATTTTTCGGTTGTAGTTGCCATTTTTATTTCTTAGTAATAGTAGATACGATAGTGATCTCGATTTGATGACCAGTGGTGAGGTCTGATCCAACTGTAAAATTGATTCTAGCAAAGTTGCCAGATGTTCTTTCAAAAGTAGGGACAATTAGTTGTTGTCCTGTTCTGACATTACCATACTCTGTATGGAAGATGTCTGTTCCATTATCTATAATACCAAACTCAAAGAATTCTCTATCATTATTATTTAAGTTCTCAGCAACTACAACTGTCTTAGCTCCTACCGCTGCTTGAGCATCGTAGATATCAGATCCACTGGAGTTTGCAGAACCTTTTGTTAGAGTTACTTTTTCTGTCAAGATCTTAGTGTCTGCAAGTTCAAACTCTTTGAGATCTCCATCAAAAACTTTGACTCCAGTAAAGTTACCTGTACCAAATGAGGTATTGAAATAAACATCACCTTGATTGTCAAGTCTAAGAACTGGGTCAACTGATAAACCACCTGAAAGACCTAAGTCAAAATATTGCTTACTGGTATGTAAGAATGTTCTATCTGTTTGAGTATTATCAAGAGTTGTTTCAGCATTATCAAATGTCATCAAGCTTGCTGTAATTTCAAACTCACCAGATGTGCTGGAGATGATAGTATCTACAGAGTAGAATTCAAGTGCAGATGCAGTAAGACGCATCGTGTTGGTTCCATCATTGTAGAAATACAAGATGTTTTCGTTTGCGCCAGGTGCAGTTTCTGGAATGATGTAAGTATTTTGGTCAACGTCTTTGACGCCACCAAGAGAACCCCAATTAGCTCCGTCATAACCTTCAAACTGACTAGCAGTTGTATTAAATCTGATACCACCTTGAATTACTGAACCTCTGTCTGCATCTGTACCAGATGGAATTGCTAAACTTGTATTTGTATTACATACAATTTTTTTACCAGAGTTTGGTTGTAAAATAATATCATTAAGATCTGTAGAGATAATATTATCTCTAAGTCTTAAATCTCCATTAATTACCAAAGGAGAAGAACCTAATGGATCTAATCTAATTTCTTCAACGTCAACAAATGTTAGAGGACCAACTGCAAGACCCCAGAAAGTTAATGTGCAACTACCATTAGTTACAGCACCACTTGTATGTGTAGGTTCATTACCACTTGTAGCAGTGTTACCTGCTACTGTAACCTCATACAAATTGTTTTTATGTTTCAGGTATGCACCAACTAGTACAGGTGCATTAGCAATCCAGTCCGTAAATGCTGGAGCAGATGTATTTGCAGACTTGATAGTCTTATTAGTTCTAAACTCTAATGCATTGGGAGTAAACTTAACAGTATTAGCTCCGTCATTATAGAACCAAAGTGTGTTATCATTAGAACCAATTGAAAGTTCTGCAGTAATGTAAGTATTACCATCTAGGTCTCTAATACCACCAAGTGAAGACCAAGAAGAGGAAGAAGCACTATAACCTTCATATTGATTACTATCTGTGTTATATCTGATAGATCCATTCTCTGCAGCACTAGCACCAGGACGTTGTGCAGATGTACCAGCAGGAATGTTGATAGAACCAAAACCAGTAACCTTGGTAACCTTACCAGTAGGTGCGGTTAAAATTAGGTCACTACCAGCATCAGTAGAAATAATATTATTCTCAATAGTTATCTTGTCATTAACGTTAATTTTATCTGTAGTCTTAAGTTCACCAGAAGTAACAACGTTACCATCTGCCTGAGTAACAGTCAATCCACCAACCGTAAAGTCTGCAGTAGACTCTACAGAAGTTCCTGTTAAAGTAAGAGCAGCACCCGAGGTAAGTAATGGAGTTGTAACGCTAGTAGTTGCTGCAACAGTAGTAGAAGAAAGATCAGGAGCAGTGAGGGTGTCAATAGTACCTTCAGTAGCTTTGATATCAGCAACAGTTACCTCACCAGTGAGGACTTCCATCGTGACAATGTTGACAGAAGAAATATCAGAAGCTCTTAGAAGAAATCCACTACCAAATACTTTGGGGTTGTTGGGATCAATAGTGATTAATGCTTCTTGGTTATCTTCACCACCTTCATCTTCATGACCAACACCAGAGTCACAGAAATAATAAAGATTTGGAGTTGCGGAAGTAACAGTCAAGTCAAGATAGTCATTACCTCTTTCTACACCATCAGTATATTCAACACCAGAGAAATTGACAACTGCAGCACCTGCTGTAGTTGGGAGAAGACTGATAGTCACTTGAGTAGAATTGTCAATAGAAACAACTCTTGTATCGGATGCTAATACACCATCACCACTAACAGTTGAAACAAGCATTCCAACTTGAATACCTGTAGTAGATGCTACAGTTAGAGTAAAACTAGCTACATCAAATGTTGTGCTAACATTCTCCACTAAACTTGGAGCGTATGGTCCGTCTCTGAATTCACTAAGAGCAAACTGGTGACCAGATACGCTATTATCACTTAAGTCAAATCTATATGTGTTACCAACATAAATTGTCCATGCTGGAGTAATTTGTGGTCCAGATCCAACGTCAATTAAGAATCTGTATTGGAGAGTCGATGCAAAATCAACTGTGTATTGTGTTCCAGAAACACCAGTTTTAATAAATGTATTTCCAGCAGTGAATAAAGATGCTTGATCTACTTCAAGTAAAATTGTAGAAATATTTCCACTACCATCTAAAGCAATATCCAGAATAGTAACTGCTGTAGCAGCATTTACTGTATCTGCAGTAACTGTGATATCATTTGCAGGTGTAGCTCCACCAATCAAGTTACCAGCAATTGTTAAGGTGTCACTATCAGAATATCCAAGACCAGCAGCATTGAGAGTTACACCAATAATTAAACCACTGGTGCTTCTCTCTACATCAAATGTAGCACCACTACCACCACCAGCAGTTGTAGATGCAACACCAGTAAATGATCCTGATTCGTCTGATGTAAATGTTAGGTTAATGCTTGCGGTGCTTAAGAATGCTGCAGATAGTGTTACTTGAGTTGCATTATCAACAGATGCAACAGTAACATCAACTCCAATATTACCACTTGCGTCTTCTGAAACTAGATCTCCAACACTAATGCCAGTTGTGTCTGCAAGAGTCGCAGTAAACTGTCCTTGAACACAACTACAAGCAAGAGGACCAGTTGTAGTTGGTGTAACATCACCACCAGTAAACGAGACATTAGTGATATCTCCAGCTAACTCTTCTAGTGTATCACTACTTGTAATAGCAGTACCAGCAATAGTTTGAATTGGAGAAATCTTCTGAACGTCTTTAACAGTTACTGGATATGCGATAGGTTGAGTTAGATCACCAGCATTTACTGTAAACTCGTCGTCAGGTGAGTAACCGTTACCTACATCTATTAAAGTGAAACTTCCTACTTCACCAAGAGTATCAATTGTGTAACTAAAATCGTCCGCTGGATCACCAAATGCAGGAAGAAAATTAACAACAGTAGGTCCTAGTGCAGTTGGAGCATCAGATAGTGTGACAGTTGTAGCACTGTCAACGTTAGCAATCGTCGTATTTGCTGTTAGTACACCTGTACCAGATACTTTTTCTATTAGATATCCAATAGAAAGTCCTGTTGTATCTGCAAGAGTAAGTTCGTTTGGATTTGCAGTAGAGAATATTAGATTCGCTGCACCAGATACGAGTGGATTTGCCGATAGTGTTAATTGTGTTCCACTATCAATAGATGTAATAGTAGTTCCCTGATCTAAAGAACCAGGACCATCACCAGCACCCTGCTGTACGTTTAGACCTACTACAAGACTAGATGTGTCTGAGATAGTAACCTGAGCACTACCTGTGCTTAGAGTTGTAGAGAATGATGGCGATTCGCCAGGTAGATATACAGATTGATTTGAAATTTGTGCAGGTAGTCTTAGTACATCACCGACTTGGTATCCAGATCCTCTTTCATTAAGAACGAAATTGGTAAGATCACCAGGAACATTAGAAACTGTAAATTGGAATCCAGCACCACCACCATTTCCTACGGTAGAATCAGCTACGCTAAGTACGTCACCAACTTGATATCCAGTTCCGTCAATTGTAATTGTTACACTATCAACAACACCTGTATTAGTTACACTATTGATTGTGTATAAGAAACCAGATCCTGTTCCACCAATGTTAACGAATGGAGCTTGTAGTCTGTCTCCAACCTTATAAGTTACACCTGGATTTGTCCAAGTAATATCAGTGACTACGCCTCCAGAGACGGTGACATCAGCAAAACCTTGCCATCCATAGTAAGTGTATGTTGATGTGTCTTGTAGGGTGATATTACCACCTGTAGGACCCATTCCTGGATGGTTCGCACAGTCATAGCGAACAATTTGAGAACCTGTGTTGCAATCAGGTTTCATTACAACATCAGTAAAGCATCCTGCTTGACCGTGAATACCAGCAGTAAAGAATTCAAACTTGTCTTGGAAGTCAATAGACTGTCCATTAGCAAGTTGGAAGGTCATTCTATGATCGCTTCCTGCTTGTCCTGGATTAGCACCTTGAATAGATGAATCCGAAAGATCAAATCTATATGTGTTACCAATATCTAATGTTAATTGAGGTTGATCTACACCATCAATGTTATAGATGAAGTTTGGTTCTCCTGCATTACCAGCGTTAGGGTTAGCTACAGAAGTAACAACAAATGTTTGAACTGGTTCGTTGAAGAAAGAGGTTTGTGAATATACACCGTCAGTATATCCAGTACCAGCAGCAGTGATCGTTCCAGCAGGTGTTGACGTACCATCAATTACGATATCTGCTTGTGCGCCACTACCATTTCCACCAGTAAGAGGTACTGAAGTATAAGTTCCTGGAAAGTATGCAGCTCCTGCCTGAGTAGTGGTTCCTTCTAGAGCAGTAATAGTAAAACTAGCAGTTGCTCCAGTTCCATTACCACCCTGTAAAGGAATTGTTAGATAGCTTCCACTGATATAACCAGTACCAGCATTGGTAATTGAACCATCAAATGATAAGACTTCAATATCTGCAGTAGCGTTTTGTCCTGTACCGCCAATTAAAGGAATTGCTGTATATGTACCAGTATCATATCCACTACCACCACTAACTAAAGTAACTAGAGATTGTGCTAGTTTTCTTTGCTGGATATTAAAATCTTGATATGCTGTAAGTTCTGATAACTTATAGTCAATAATTTTCTTACCACTATTGACAAACCCTAGAGTCTTTACACCAGCTTTGTAGATACCTAATTGTGTATCTGAACTAAACTTAAGTGATGGGTCACCAACTAGACCGTCTCCTAGTTGTAAGTTACCTGTTGATAGATCACTACCACCAGATGTGACGTTGAAAAGAGCTGTGCTAAGTTGATTGATCTTTTGCCTTTGAGACTCAAAGGTATCAGTCTTAGCTACGTTAATTGCTGGCATTTTTTAGTATTCCGTGCAGTAGTGATTTGAGTTCAGAGACTTCATTCTTCAATGTATTTATGTCGTCCAATGCGGAATTTAACTGCATTGATTTCCTTCTTGCAGCTATAGCAGAATCGTCCAAATTCAAGATGGCACCAGTGTTTTGGTCTCTTACGAGACCATCATGTCCATCAACTTTTACAAAGTCCATATGCGGAAATTAGAATGCGGCAACTGCACGAATGTCTTGGATCTTAGGTACATATGCTGGATCCACACCTTTCATCACAATTTTAATTGCAAATGATGAATATTCTGGTAAATTTGATACAGTATATTTGAGATCTTGATATGCAGATTGCTTCTCTACAATTCCAGAAATTGTGTTTTCACTAGTTGCAATTTCGTATGTGTCTGGTTCTCCTTTTTTATTAAAGTAAATCCAATCAATATCGTCAAAGTTTTCTTGACTAGATGCTTTCTTAAACTTATAGAATACTTCTAAGTTAGAAATATCTTTGACGTTTGCAAGTAGATGTACATCAATTGCAGTAGCTGGACTTGTGATAGAAACTTCTTTGGTAATATACTTAGCAGCAGCAGATCCATTCTTAGATGTATCTTCACCAACAAAGTCTAAACCATTTGTATAAGTTACCTTACCAACCTCAAGATATGACTTCTCTTCATCTGGTTGATTAGGATACTTAACAAAGTCTCCTACACGGAAGATATCAGCAATTTGATCTCCAACAACAGCATTTCTATTATATAAAACACTATCAATAATTCTATCTGTGAAGTTATCATTGATAGGATTAGCATCAACTCTTAAAGTTAACTTTTGTGTTTGACTGTTCCAGATAGTAGCTTTACCAGTAATGATATTATCGTATGTCTCTAACATAACAGATGGATTACGTGCTACGATAGTTGCAGCGTCTGCAATAGTTGTTAGAACTTGAGATGGATTTGAATCTACTGTAACTCCACTAAGACCTAATTGATTTCCTAGAGTTACAGTTTCTCCTTTCTGGAAGAATTGACTTGTCTTAACTCTAACGTATACAACTTGACCCACAACTCTAGCAATAGTTCCCACTGCTTTAGTAGTAACTCCTTTAATTGTCTGATCAGCTTGTAGATCAGTACCACCATTACCCGCTAGATTAAACTGATAAACAGGATAGAACTCAATAACTTGATCTCTTCTACCAAATCTATCTTCTTGTCCAGTAGCATTTTCAATTCTATTTGATACTGTTTTTACAGTAGCACTAGAGAGATCAACAATTGGACTCAAATGAGACACAGTAGACGATAGAGTCATCTTATATGTAAGTGACTGAGATAGATTGTTTAAAGTTTCATTGATATTAGATGCAATAAACTTCTGATTAGTGAAGTAATGTGGTTCATTCAAGAAAGTCTTTTCATAATCAGGTTGTGAATATGAAGTATAGTTAGTTGTATTAGAATCTACTGGAACAACATCAGTTGTTTTAACTTCTGTTGATAAAGTAGTACCAGTAAATGAGAGATATGAAACTTGTGGATATAGAGTTTCATACTTTCTGTTTGTAGATGCATATACTAAAGATCCACCACCAATAGAATTACCAGCAGCTTGAGAACTAGAAATAATATTATATGAATCAATACCAGAATTACTTACTTGGAATAATGTGCTATTTAAAACTGATGATGTAATACCACCTGTTTCTAATGCAGTCCTATAGAAAACATAAGAATTACCAGTATCCTCAAAACTATTATCTCTGTGATTTACTTTAACAACAGAATTATTATTCTTGAATAACTTAGAAGTGGAGTTGGTATTAGCACTTGCATTTGTCTCGAATGGATTTTCATCTAGAAGTTCATAACCAAGACTCTTATTCTTAACTAGAAGTTCTGCTGGTCTTGTAGTATTGAACTCAGCACGGTACATAGTGAATTTAAGATCCTCGAAGATATCTTCAGTCCAACTTTCGGTATTCTGGGAACGGTATACCGAACCTAGAGATGGTTGAGTTGTGATGACCGTACTTGTAGCAATATCGGTTTCCCCTAATTTGGAAGACCATAGTTCGTAATCAATAGAATCAGTTTCAACTACAAGTGCATACTCGGTATCGTTCTGTAGATATACAGGATAATCGAATGCAAAGTGTGTTGGTGTTGTGGATTCTGTGATACCAACTTGATCAGTAGCTACACCCATTCTAACTGCAGGAGTGTCAATCTCGATGAAAGTCTGAATCTCACATCCTCCAGCACCATTGCCAACACCTTTAATAACAACAGAAGGTGCTTCTGTATATCCAAAACCAGATAGTGAAATCTCAGTATTGTAAATCTTACCACCTGATACTTCGATTCTTGCAGTAGCAGTAGAACCGCCAGGTAATTGTGGACTCTCAATAGTTAGAATTGCACTGTCATAGTTAAGACCAGGATTTGTAACCCTAATATCAGATAACTTACCACTATCTTTTGCAATAGCAAGAACAAAGTCTGTTGCATCTGTTGCATTTGCAAGAGTTACAGATGGAATAATTAGGTCTTCATTAGGACGGAAAGATTTTCCATTATGGTTGTTTAGAACTACAGTATAAACTTGCTCATTAGTGAGACTATATCTACCAGATGCAGTAGCTACTAGTTCTACATTATTCTTATCAAAGATCTTGAGGATAGGACCAGAAGCAGCAGAAGATGCACCAGTTACACTTTCTCCTTGAGTAACTGACATATTTCCACTAGCAAAACACTTAAGGAAAGTGTTTGGAGCTAGTGTTTTTTCAGAACCAGGAATAATATTCTTAGCAGGTTTTTCTGCATCTACATTTGTGATGTAAGTCTTGACAGGAATATTTGTACTTTTCTTATTGAAATATAGATCAACACCAGTTACGAAACATCCACCATCTAGATTTTCAATTTTAAATGTTTGAGCTAGTGGATTTGGTCTAATAGGATTGTCAGTGTTACTTTCAATAAACTGAACACCCTCATTAGATTTAAAGACTGATGGTTTTGTAGATACAATACTAGAGGGATTTTCTGGTAAAATACCAGTAGCATAATATTTAATTTCTGTATAAGAATCTACACCAAGTTTTGATTCGTTAGTTGCACTAGAAGTAAATCTAAATGTTAGTTCACCAGTAGTGAAGTTTAATTCTTCTGCATCTGTATCATATGATACAGTATCAATATCTCCAGTCCATGTAGCATTTTGTGTTGGAGGATTGCCAGCAGGAACAATAATCAAACCAGATGCATTACCATATTCATCTGTAGTAATTGTTCCATTAAATGCAGACAGTGAGTTACCAGCAATGCCAGTATATCTCAAATCAGGATTAACCCAGCGACTGATATCTCTCCCTTCCAAGAACACATAGATCTTAGTGTTGGGTTTCATTCTACCAACTTTAAATTTAACAGGAAGACTTCTAGTATAGAAAGCTAGAGATGTAGAAACAATATTATCGCCAACAGTTTTAGTCTGTACACCTTTTCCTACCTCATTATTTTGAGGACTAATATTAGAAGAACTACCAACCGATGCTGATGTTACAGAAGTAGATGCAATTTGAGAATTGACACCACCCAAAGAATTAATTGATGTAAATGTCGAAGACGCTCCAACCCAGTTGACTACAAAAGAATTATAGAGACTGGAGAAACTTTCTTTTACATTTTCTTTAGCTAGGAAGATGTTGAAGAGATCTGTGTTTGTATCAACAACTACGGGTTCTTCCATTTGATCATACCATTGATCAATAGCAGGGGAAAGATCACTATCACCAACATATTGAAGAACAACAAATGGATTTGGATTTAATTTTCCAGAAGCAAAACTATTTCCTAATAGAGATAGCGGGGAGTATGGTAGAGTTACCATATTACCAATTTTTTTATAACCAGAAACAGTTCTTTGATCTTCTCTAGTATTAACTTCTACAAGATTAATAGAATCTTCTTTTGATTGTGGACGTAGGACACTTTGCTGACTGTCTACTGCACATCTGTAATCAAGAGAAGATAAATTACCAACTCTATGTGCTTCAAAGTTATCAACAAAGAATCCAGACTTGAATCTATCAAGTCCAATTTCATCCTTAACTTGCATGTTAAGAGCTTGCTGTTCTAAGATACTAAGTGTAGTATAATACTCAAGACGCTCAATACGTTTCTCTAACTTACCGATGTCACGCATTGTGTAACGACGGTTATCAACTGGAGTAATTCTTACATCCTTACTAGTCTTTGTAAATGCAGGAATATGTGCATAGAAAAGAGGCACAGCATCTTCAATAGGATCTGGTTTGGATGGGTTAAGTGAAGAGTTACCTTCTTTGATGATAAAGTTTCCATTCTGATCTAAGAAGATACCATCAATACGATCTAAGTATTGTTTCTGACTAAAGGAGAACGTAAACTCTAGATTTACATCAGGAGCAGGACTACTTGCAATAATAGCACCAGAACCAGCAAAGGATCCTTGAGTTCTTTCTAATATTGCAGTATCAAGGAAACCAGGAATAATAGCAGTGGTATCTACTTTTGGTCTGAAATCAATAACATTTTTGAGTTCTGTAATACCAAGAACCGAAGAATTGAATGAAGGAATTTCATCTTCAGCAACACCCGCATCATGCAGATAGCTATCGATTGTACAGAAATCACCTTGTGAATGCTCAAAGTAATCAAAAGCAATTACAAGTTGACCAGTTGTTTCTTCAAAACCAGGTTTTAGAACAATACGAGAAACATCATAGATTGTATCTCTCTGACCATCATCAAATGTATATCTTGATGTGACATCAGTACCAGAAATTAGATTACCAGCAGTATCAATTTGAGGTGGTTGAGAAGAAGTTCCCTCATAAACATATCTAAGTTTAAATGCATCAGAATATGATAGAATTTCTACAACCTCTGTATCATAATCTGTTCCTCTTAGAGGTACAACACGGTCACCAGCAGAAGTAACTGTAATTCTCTTATTTCTAACTACAGTCTTAAGTCTTGGTTTTGCATTAGATACTTCTAAAGTTGCAGTTAACTTAAGTTTGGGGAATGTTCCATTAGAAGGAATAGTACCAAAGTATGTTGTTGGTAGCTGTAAACTAATACTACCAGAAGTAAGACCACTTGATGTGTCAGTAGAAGAAGTGATCTCTACATCATCTTCTTGCAGGAAGATAATATCACCCTTAACAATATCAGGTGCATCACCAGGATCAATTACAGTAATAATTAAATTCTCTTCAGAGAATCTAGCAAATCTTTGTGTACCAAATGGTAACTGTGCAGCAAAAGTAATAACACCACCACCAGAAGATGCAGTAGTTACAAAATCTCTACGGAAGAAATATTTGATCTTGGTATCGTCACCACCAGCAGAAACTTGAGAAATTTGCTTGCTTCCAGTAGAAAACAGAAGTGTACCACTTGTAGAATTCTCTACCCTTGGACGTAACCTTACAATACTTGCATTAGTAACAGAACCTGGTAAAGCTGTATCTAGATAAATTCTAGATTTGTATGCTCCCTCTTGTTGTGTAGCAAATTGTACAATTGCACGAACCAAGTTATTGTCATCATCAGAGAATTGAATTAGATCTCCTTGTTGTACATCAGTAGATGCATCAGCACTGAAACTAGTGGACTCAACAAAAGTAGAACCCTGATTACCAAAGAATGTATAATTTGTTACAGTTTTAATTTCCGAATACTTTTGACTATCAATTACAACGTCTGCAGAGAAACTATTTGCATTTCCTGAACCGTAAGAACAACCAAGAGACTTGACATTCTGTGGAGTGTAAGTAGTTACTGTATCTCTATAAAGAACTGGAACGATAGCAGCAGCTGCATTTGGAGCTCCAGCAGAATCTGGATTCTTAGCTGTTACAGCTGGTGGTTGTGCATACTCTACATTAACAGCAGATCTATTAGTAATCGATGCCTTATAAATTTTTCCATCAACACTCTTTAATAATTCAATTTTAGAATTATCGTATTCTAATCCATTAATTAAAAGTGATACACCATCTGCATATCCTAAACCTCTATTCTGTACAACAAAATGTGAGATAGTATTTTCTTTGGCAATTCTTACAGTATTACCATCTTCATCTCTAATTGTTTCACCAGGTAAAAATCTACCAGATAATGTTGTTACAAACAGAATAGTTCCTGTAGTGTATACACCTGAAGGTGTTCCCTCTACAACACCATAAGCTCCGCTATCTACACCAAAGACATATTTACCTTCATCATATCCAGCTGGAGTTGTCTCAACAATAATCTTGGTGAAGAACTGTGGATCGAAATAAGAAATTCCAAACGTTGTATTGTATGCATTAGTTCCAGCAGCTAAACGACCTTTGGAAAGAACAATATCAGAATCTGAATTAAAACCTGAACCTCTTTCTTTTAAGAAGAAATTATTGGGTTTTACTTTACCAATGATAGGAGTAATAGTATTGCTGTAATCTACAACAAAACCAAATTCAGCACCTTCTGATGCAGCTTCGCCTTCAGTTAAATAAATGTTTCTCTTTTGCTCGTTATCAGATAGATCATATTCTAATAACAGTTGTTCTAATTCGTTTTTAGGACCAAATACCGTTAGTTCTAAGAACTGAACAGATACAGACGGATTAATAAGTGGTTTGTTTATAGTAGCAAACGAAAGAGTTTTAAATGATCCAATAGCAGTTGGTGTTCCTACATCACTTCTAGTCTTGATATAAAATAATTCACCAAACTGAGTTTGGAAAGTTGCGTCGGTTACAGCTCCAATAAGAGTAGTTGGACTTGTAATCTGTAGGGTGATAGTTTTAATACCATCATTTGCAGAGAAGAATTTTCCTCTCCTATCAATTGTTTGTCTATGATCTGTTGTAAGTTCTGTGTCATTAAGACCAATAGAACCGTCATTAAACGATGAATATAAAAATACATCAGGATATGCAGTAAGTTCAGATCCTTCTTTGTTTAAAGGAACACTGCCATATACGTTTGTAATACAATAAGAAGGTAAACCTCTAGATTTTAGAGTTACATTATCGGAAGAAAGACTTTCTCTAGCTTTATTGACTTCTAGATACTTAGTTTCTTTATTGACAATCTCATAACCTTTAATATATGCTTTACCAGGACCTACACTAGCAATCATCTTTCTAGCAGATGTTCCAGCATCATATCCATTGTATAGACCAAATTCATCTACAGCATAGAAACCTTTGTTCTTATCTTTTTGTGCCCACTCTCTAATATCAATAGAGAAGTTATCAACAACATAATTACCAGATTCATCAAATGTTCTACGTGCTAGAGTTTGCTCTAGAACACTAAAGTCTGTAGATGAAACTTTGCTTTGTACTTGCCCTCTAGAAACGGTGAGGAGTTGAATGAAATTTTTATCAGTAATTGCATTTAGCGCAAACTCTTTTAACTGTAAAGAGATTTTTAATCTATGTGCGCCAGGTGCAGTATAGTTAGAAGAACCAATTGCATTATCATACAGAGATGCATCTTCCTCAGGAGTTACAATTTCTTCTTTAATTGTAAAACCAATTTTTGCAGATGGTTTATTATAATACTCATCAATAACTAATAGTTCTTGATTACAACGAACAAAGTAACCATTAACAAAGTAAATACCTTCTTCTACTTTAACAGCAGAACCATAACCCATTGCGGGACTTTCTAAAGAAGTAGTCTCCTGAGTGTCTGGATTTGTTACCTGAATACTAGTTGGTAGAACACTACCGTCTGTACCAACAACTAGAAGAGGTGTGTTAACACCACCAACAACTTCTAGAGTTTCACCTTGGCGGAAGGTTGGCTCTGTGTTGGAACTACCACTATTAATGTAATTTACATATAATGTATCAGCGGAAGATTCTGTTGCTAAAGTTGTTGCGAGAATAGTAGCTTTAACACCAGAAGTCAGACCAATTAGTTGTTGACCAATTAGTTGTGAGATATCATACTTCTTATAAACAATATCGTCTCCTTCCGAGATCGCAACCTCAGAAACAGACGATAGTTTTACGTAATCTAATTTTGTATTAAGACCTACTTCGCCAGGTATGACAAGTTCACCTTGTTTAAAGGCATACTTACCAAAACTTTCAACCTGATTCTGTAGAATAGATTGAACCTGCGTTAATTCTCTGCCTTGGATTGAATAACCTGGACGGAAAAGAATCTTATAGAAATTCTTGTTCGCATCAAAGTCTTCGTAGTAAGGACTTACATTAAGGTTCGTCTTTTGAGGCATCGTACTCCGCCAATAATACTAGTATTCTCGTTGAAGTATTTAGCGAAGTAATCAAAGAGTATCAGAACTCAATTACTAATTTGATGTCTTCAATCTGGTCAGGAGCACGAGTGATTAGTCTTCTGTTCTCAACATAAATCACATTACCAGAGTTATTTTCAATCTCTGGATTAGCTAAACCACTTGCAAATGTGACACCTAATAGTGTAGAAGCATAAGAAGTATCTACATTACCAGAAGCAGTAGAACTTTCTCCAGTAACAGCATTAGAACCATTAGATTCAAACGCTCTTACGATACCCTGATCAGTATGTGCATCAGTAGTTTGGATGTACTTCAGAACACCAGCGGTTGTAGAACCACTATCAAGTGTCCATGATACAACTGTACCATATGCTGTACCACCAGTTACGGTCTGAGTAATTTTTTCGTCAACAGCATAATCTGCAGAAGCACCAGTAATCTTAACGGATTTTAGACCAGAAAGAGTATCAGCGGTTGCAAAAGTTGTAGTACCATAGTTATATGGATCAGCAACAATACCAATACGACGGAAGTCGTTATCAACAGGGAAGTCACCTTGACCTTCAGAGTAAGTAAGGCGGATGTTTG